AAGACGGTGGTCTTGTATTCTACACTGGTCTAAACTCTAACGGTGACCTATACATTGGTAACCGTAAGATTGATGCTATCACTGGTGAAGAAATCTTCCTAGAGTCTGCATCACTACAAGACTCTGGTGATCAGGATGATGCAATCGGTAACCTAGTTACTACGTTTGATACTCCTGTTACATTTAACGAGTACATCACTGTTAACGGTGGTGAGAATCAAGATCAGACAAGCACCTTTAATTCTCCTGTAACTATCAACGTTGCATCTACAGTTAGAGATAAGACACTAGGCAAACCAAATGTGGGTGTTATTACTTCACTCAAGGTTGTTTCTAATGTATCTGCTACTGCTGATGATTCCACTCTTGATACTACTGCAATGCAGAAGAATCGTGAGACTCTTGGTAACATCATCATTGCTGGTAACAGAGTTACTGCTGGTATATTCCAGTTCAACCAACGTGGTTCTGATGGTTCTGGACAAGGATATAAGATTCAGACACACGTCGCAGGTAGTTCTAATGTAGCATCTAACATTACTCCCGACACTTCACCAACTTATGATGCATCACAGGTTGTTACATATGGTGCTGCTGGAGCACCTCTAACAGGTGACATTTTACTTAAGGGTGAGTCTGTTGGTGCTAGTGGTTCACTTGGTTGGATTCTATCTAACTCCTTTGCCACAGTCACATCACAGATTCTCAAGTTTACTTTCAATGGTACAAGAACTATTACTATTGAGTGGGTATCTGGTGTTACTAACGGTAATGTAATTGCTGGTGGTCTAATTGCTGGTCAAGAGTTTAAGTTATCTGGATTCTCAGAGAACAAACTAAATGGCACATGGTTGGTCAACACTGGATTTACTAATAATGGTGTTACCTGCACATTTAGTATTGCTGCTAATGACACTATTTCTACTGGTGAGTTAATCTTCAACAACACCAACACACCAAATGCAGTTGTTAAACTGTCCAATTCTTCTTGGAAGGAAGTTGGTGTACTTGGTGCTCAGTCAATTAGAACAGATACACAGAAGATTGGTGAGTACAAACTTGGTGTTAACACCGTTGCTCGTGCTGCCCATGCTGATTATGCTAACGCATTTGTATCTGCTGCAACTGATCCACGTGCTAACCTAGATGTTGTTGGTATCGCATGGATTAGTGGTACTACCATTGCTGACTTTGCTACTCATGCAAATCTAGCAACAAGAACTCTCACTAATGAAGACCATGCATTCATGGTTGGTGGTGATAGTGTAACACCTACAGGTGCTGCAACATTCAGAGTTTCTACTACAAATAATGGTAGAGTCGGTGTTAATACAACTCTAGCAGAAATGCAGAGTGCATTAACAGTCAAGGGAACTTCTGAATTCACTGACAACGCTGTATTCCAACAGGATATTGCAGTCAATGGTGGTGGTGCTGGTAGTGCTAACACTGCTGATATTACTACATCCATTACTGATGGTACAGCAACACTATTCAATAACAATACATTCATCGGTCTGACATCTGGAACCAGACCAACTCAAGGTTTACTAATTGGTGGATCTGCGAGAAATATTGAAATTGGTAATGTAACAACTGGATCTCAGAATATCAAGATTGGTAATACAAGTATTGATAGTGAAATTACTATCGGTGACAGTATTGATGGATCTAATACCAATAAGTCTAAGTTGACTCTTGGTGGTGCATTTGCAAGCACTGAGTCTGACTCCTTCGTACAGGTTGATACTAAGGCACTTAAAGTTGCTGGTGATACAATCATTGGTACAAGAAGAGGACTCACAGATGTTACCAAGTTTGAGTCTCCATCTGGAACTGTTGAGTTCCTATCTGGTAACAGTGCAACTACCACTGTTGACTTTGCTACCAATGCTGCTTCTCTAACCATCGCTGGTCAGGGTGGTACTACTACAATTAGAAACAACCTAAGAGTTAATGCTACTGCTAGGTTTGATGCTGATGTAACACTATGTGGTGGTTTTGCTTCTTATTCCTTCGTTGGATTTAGAGCACAGGCAGGTACTGACCTCCAGACTCACGCAAGTGGTGTTCTTGGTGGTAACCAGTACAATAGCAACGTTGATATCATCACTGTTGCAGCTGTTGCACCTACTACACCAACTGGTGAGTACAACCAGATTGATACATCTGGTTCTGGTGATTGGGGTGGAACTGGATTCCAACAGACTCCTGCTGGTCAAAGTGCTGCTACATTCCCAACTCTAACTGGTAATAAGTACTACTTACCACTTAAGAAGAGTCCTTATGATGCTGCTGGTGCTCAGTACTACAATGAGAATGATATTCTACTCATTGATACTGAGGAACAGTCTGGTAGACATGCTGAATTCGTTAAGATTACACGTCTACCACAGATCAATAGCACACCATACTACATTGAAGTTGAAAGACAACCATTTGGAACTCTTTCTACAACAAGAACAGATCATCCTGATACAACTGCTATCTTCAAGTGTACTGTACAGTTCAGTTCTACTTGGATCACATCAGTTATTGATGGTTCTGGTACAGAGGATAATGTATATCTTGCTCAGTTTGGTGGAACTCTCGTCGGACGTGCTAATCGTCAGACTGGTGGAGATCCTGCTTTTGTAAGCACTAGTGCGCCAGGTGATTATGTTATCATCTCTCGTACTGCAACTGGTAATGACGGTGAAATCTTTGAACTCAAAGAGACACTTACACAGGTTGCTAAGTCACTATCTGTTAAGAATGGTTGTGACACCAGCACTGTCAACACAGTGTTTGAGGTCAACTCTGTAACTGGTGCTGTAATAATCAATGGCGACCAGACATATACTGGTGGTCTCACATTAAATGGCACATGCACCACACCATATCAAAATGCAACTACTAATAAGAAGTTAACTATAACAAATGGTGACGGCATTACAACCTTTGAGGTTGACACTTGTACAGGTGACACACAGATTGGTAACCAACATGGTACTGTATTCATGGTATCTGAGGCATTCGGAACTGCACCTGCTGCATATGCCAAGAATTCAGATGTGGTTTATGTTTACAGACATGATCCAGAATCTATACAACCAGATGGTCCTAAGACAACTATCGCATCTGCTGTAGGTATTTCTGATAGTAGCATGAAGGTTGCTTCTAACTACGATAAGTTTGTAACTGGTGATTTAGTAGCAATCGTAAGTGGCACCACAGCAATTGAGATTGTTCAGATTACTTCTGCATCAACTCTATCTGGTACAGATCAGATTCTAAACTTCGCTACCAACACCACTTATCCTAACGGTGGTAGAGGTCAAGAAGGTACAACTGCTTTAGCATGGACAATTGGTGCTGAAGTTATCAAGATCAGAAAGTACGAACAGACTACCGTACTTCTTGATGATATGCCTGCTACACGTGCAGCTAGAGCAACTGCACTCAAGGCAAGGACACCCAACACATATGATCAGAGACTTGAAATCAGACTTAAGAATGCTGATCTAATTCAACCAAAACTTGATTACATTCAGTATGTGAGAATTGGAACAGAATTCTTCCTACCTGATAGTGTTCATGGTGGTGGTTCATGGAGTGCTACTGCTGGTCTTGATGCTGCATTCCAAGTCAAACTACCAAAACAGTATAGAAATCCAAATACTACCGCTACACCAATTGTTGATCTATTTGGTGGTGGTAAGATCAAGAATCATGGCGATCTTGAGGTTACAAGTGGTAACCTCAGAGTTTATGGTTCTGATGGACTTACCCCTGTATTCTTTGTTGCTAACGATGATGGTCACCTCGGTGATGGTTCTACCAAGGATTCGGTTGCGGGCACTAGTGGTATGCAACTTTATGGTCCTGGCACAATCCACGGTAACTTTGAGATTAAAGCGAAGGATTGTCAATCATATGGTGACTGCCAGAACGCAACAACATTCAAGGTAACATCTCTAACTGGTGATACAGAAATCGGTCAGAAATTCTATCAACTCGGAAAAATTTCCGCCACAGAAATTGCTTCTGAAGCGGTCTTCCACATTGATAACCTTGGTGCTTCTGGTGCAGCGAATCCTAAAGATTTCCGAATCTATCAGAACAACGCTATTGATTCCTTTGGTATTGAGAAATACTGGACAGGAAATGGTGGTAGAAGACATACATATGTTGCATACGATCCTACTTCAGGTATTGGACAGCAAGTTGCTAACCCACTACAGGTTAACAACAACTACCTAATCAACGCATCTTCTGGTGCTAACATGGTAATTTACCTACCTGATAATGCACAAACAGGTGATATGATTAGATTTGTTGAATTGAGTGGTAACTTAACATATAACACAAGTCTAATCATCAGAGCACTCAAGACTGGTGGTGTTGCAACAGCAATCCAAGGTGACACAATCGGTACTAAGATTGGTGCTGGTGCTAACGTAACCAACACAACTACATGGGACTCTGGAGAACTTATTATTCAAACCCGTAATGCATCATTCGGTCTAGTATATGCTGGTTCCGTTGACATTGAAGGTTCAGCAAACGCACAGACCATTCCTCCTGCATTGAGAGGATGGTGGTTAATGGAGTTATAATCTATGGCAGTATATTACGATTCTGTTAAAAGTATGAAAGTCGCCAAGATAGGTTCAATCCTACCTTGGGGCGGTGATGGAGGCACAGGTTTTCTTGCTTCCAATATCCCACAGGGATGGATAGTATGTGATGGCACTACTTTAACTGCTAGTGACTATCCCTTATTAGCATCTGTCATAGGTGATACTTATGGTGGTGATATGACTAAAAGTAATGGTGATCATTATACATTTCCGTATGTTGATCCTATTGATGGATCTGATACTGCAACATTTAGATTGCCAAATCTATCAAACAGATTACCACTTGATTTAGAACCATATCATCTAGATGATGTCACTAACTATTATGGACAAGTGGATCCAAAAAATCAAGTTTTAGATAATAATGGTTTAAAACTTGGTGATCTTGTATCTGGTTATGGTGAGACATATGATATCAGAACTTCATGGTCTGCCAATGCAGATATTGATTTTACTTTAAATCTTAGTGGTAACTTATACTTTAAATATACCAATTTTGTATTGACTGATCCTGATTTCTTAGAGTCTGTTTACACTTTGAATCGTAAATTGGGTATCAACCATACTCCATCACATAGTCATACTGATAGTATACCATCTGCCATTGCTTCGCAAAATGGTCCTATGGTTTTCCAAACTGACTCTGGTGTTGAAATGACTGGTACTACATCATTTACTAATACATGTAGTGGTAGTTACGGTCCTTATATTTGTCAGTTTAAATCAACAGAACCACATAGTTGGAGAAATGGTTCGGTAAATCTATCATATTATGGTGATGCTACTTATGAGTTTACACTCCCCAGAACAGCTTCGCACTTTGAATTCGTGACTGATACAGTCAATGCTGGTAAAAACTATTGGGATCAAGTTCCTGCTGGTGCTAATAACTGGAGAGGTTCAACTAGAGGTGCAGGTCCTAAAACGGAATCTTATAAGCAAACTATTCCAGCACAAGGAAATTCAGCATCTGTTGTTGATATTGATCCTGTATCAAGTCATGCACAACCTGCATTCAAGGGTATGTTCCCACGACCCATGGAAGATAGAAATAGAGCAAACTTTTATGGATTTACACCTAAAGGTGGCACTGTTCCTAGTAGAGGCGATGGACTTAAAGATTCTCCAGAACAGAGACCTACAAAAGTCGTTCCTAATTGTGTGTTAACAGAGGGATCAAATAAAATTACATTACCTGATAATACAAATATCAGTCAACAATATACTGTTGGTACTGACAACTGGCTTCAGTGGGATTTAATTCGTCCTTTAATGTATGTTACTCCTTCTAATAATAATGACAAGTATAAGTACTTGGCAGAGGGAACATATGTTCAATCAATTCAATGGGTTCCTGATGGTGGTAATACAGCAGCTGGTGGTAACTATGAAGTTACTTTAAATCAAAGTGCTGGTTCGGGTGATACTTCAGTTCCTGCTGGATGGGGCACTGCTACCATAGGACTAGAGTTTAAAGATGGAACATATCCAACAACTTTAAATACTACTTCAGTTACTAAAGATCCATTGGAATCTTCATTTAGATCTCATAACCATGGTAGTTTTGAGATTGCACAGCAACTAGGAACAATGGTTGGTCCTCCATCACACACAGCAGCTGATGCTGATGGTTCTTCACTTGCAGCAGAAAGTATAGATAATGCATTAAATATAGCAGTAGATACTACTCAACCTTCGTTAACGATGACATTCATTATAAAGGCATACTAATGGCAGTACTCTATAATAAAGAAAGATCCAAATATGGACATCTAACAGGTCAAGTTATTGCATGGCCAGTTCCTTACTCTGGACTCCCAGATGATGCAGTAAATGCACAAGATTTACCTGCTGGTTATTTAAAATGTGATGGTGCAAAATATCTTGCAAGTGAATACCCAAGACTTGCTGCAATATGTGGGGTTGGAACTGCATGTAAGTTTCTCAGAAAAAATATTGATGGTACTGATTTTGATAGTATAAATGACAATCAATTTATGGTTCCAGATCTAGGTTCAAAATATCCTGAACCTACAACTGGTGCTAATGCTGGTATATACAATAATATCAGAAAAAATGATGATGTTACCAATACTGAAAAGAGTAGATCTGGTATTGGTATTGATGCTGAAGCAGCAATCGGTACAACATCTGTTAGAGTATCTTATAGTGGTAGTATTAACGTACCTGCACAAGAAATTGAGATTAGAGGTAAACCTAGTTGGACATATGCTGGTTCATCTCACTACACAGAAATAGAAGCACCTGAGGAAGATCAAATTCATCCACACATGCACTTCTCAACAACTGTTAGATCTAGATTGAGAGTAGTTGCTACTGAGATTGATAACGATACTCCATTATCAAGAGGTAGAGTGGGAGCAAAGAATGGTTCTACTATTCCTATTCAACCATGGTTAGATGCAACTAAAGCAGATAATAATGCAAGCAATCCACCAGGTAGTGGACAGAAACCATGCTTACTATTAGATGCATGGAACCCAAATGCTGGTACTAGTGATACTGGTAGTCCTTTGCGTGGAACGGGTGTGGGTAACCAAACTATATACTACGGAGGTTGTATTGCAAGAGCAGATACAGGACCTTATCGTATTGGTTCTGGTTCTGGATTTGAATTTGGTTGTATTAATAATCAAGAATTTACTGTAGCGAGAAATACTAGTGCTGGTTCACCTGATGGTGGTACTATTGCAGAGTATATAACCAAACAGTATTTGATATTAGGATGTAGAACAATGGCTCAAGGACAAAGTAGTTCTTCACTTACTGTTCCTGTCACATATCAAACTGGTGCTGTAGGTATGCCTACAGATTATAATAACAATCCTCTAACTGATGTCATCCCACTACAATCAAATGAGAATGCTGTATCACAAACAGCTGTTCCTGATCTAGAAAACGAGACCACGGATACCACAGATTTATCCATTCAAGCAGGTACTCTACCTACTGGTCACAATCATAGAGTTAGATTAGAAAAGGGTGATCATTCATACAAAGTAAAAACAAATGCTATTACTGTTGATCCAGAGAACTTACAAACTACATTTGATATTGGTGTAGACCAGTCTATATCAATTGACTCTGCGACTCAACCCTTCATCGTAATGGAATACTTAATCAAGATATAATCAAATCATGGTACAAAGTTACAGGAATACTAGAAAAGGATTTTACACTGATTGTGGTCATGATTCCACACCCGTTGGAAGTTTAGTGCTCAACTTCAAGAGTGGTGCTAATTCATATGATCACTCATTTGTCAATAAATCAACTAACACTCATAAGTTAGAAGATTTTGCTGGTAATGCTTACTTATCTGGTGATGATCCTGCATACTCACATGATGGATATTTGTATTGTGATGGGACAGAATTTGAAATTAAAGATTTCCCAGCATTGTTTGAGGTAATTGGTAATCACTATGGTGGTACACCTAGTAGTGGTATTGATGTTGTACAGGGTGGATCTGGATATTCATTAACTTCTGCTCTTACTATTTCAGCACCTCCTGCTGGAGGAACACAGGCAACTTGCCAAGTTGGTTCCGTTGACGCTAATGGTGCGATTAAAACTGTTACTCTTTTAATTCCTGGCGCAGGGTATACAACTGCTCCAACAGTTACCGCAGCAGGCGGAAGTGGTGCATCATTCTCTGTCAGAATTAGAAATGGTGTAATTACAGGAATCACTAAAGCAAATGTATTTGAGTACTGGGGTGAAGATAATCTTGGTACATTTAATGTACCTGACACTACTACCAGAAAGGTTGTTGGTAATGGTCCTGTTTACGGTTCTAACTCACCTACAATCGGTAACATATCACTAGCAATTGGTGCGATAGGTGGTGCTTGGTATCTTGATAGAAATCAACAGGATGATTATTTCTCGTTGGGTAGAATTGTTACTACAGGATATGATCAAGTAGTTGAGACTGTACAGTGTACGATTGTTGGTTCACAGAAAGTAACTGTGACTATGGAAGACAAGAAGTTACCTTCTATTTTCCAACATAGTCATACAGTTTTCCATTCAATTCCTGGTCTTGAACAGTGGCCTGCTAAAGGATCTGGTGATAGATATCTGGCAGGATATAAGTCAACAACTGGTAGAATTAGTAGATGGTTTCCAACAACAGGTACTGTACTACAACACAAACATGGTTTGTTAAGAAATCCTTTGACTGATAATACCATCTCTACCTATGATTTCATGGATTATAAAGGTGGTGATGAAGGAGTTGGTGCAGTTAAAAACATTCCTGATGGAACTAAAGCAACAGGTTCTGTATATGAACCACAACCAGGTTTTACGACTGATGTTGCATATGATGATCAATTCTATCTTGCATCTGGTGCAAGTAACGCTGGATCCTTTGAGTTCCAAACATCAATTGGAAACCCTGTACTATCAAAGTTTAGTCCCACATCGCAGATTGGTGGTAGAAATATAACTACTGGTGGTGTTCCAATCTATGACTTCTCACAATCTTATGAGTATACAAATCCTGGTAATTATACTATCAATCTAAGTGGTATTACTGGAGCACCAGATCTTTTAATTTATGAAATGACTGGTGGTGGAGGATCTGGTGGTGCTGGATATAATAGTGGTAATGATGGTGGTGATAGTACAATTTCTGCTGGTAGTGAATTAATACTCAGAGCTGGTGGTGGAAAAGCAGGTCAAGGTGGAACCGCAGGTGCTGTTGGTGGTGCAGGTGGTGCAGGTGGTGCTCCTACTGAAACTGGTACTACTTCACCAGTTGGAGGTCAAACTGGTGGAGGTGGTTCACAAGGACAAGGCGTAGAATACTTAGAAGCAAATCAACCAAGTGATCCTGGCGGCGGTGGTGCTGGAGGTGTTGGTCTCATAGCTGGTTATGGTGGTGGTAGTGCTGGTGTAAGGGGACTTATTGGAGGTTTGAGTGGTACTTATGATACAACTTTAACAAATGATGGTAGTTTTACTGGTCTCCCACTACAAGGATTAAATAATGTCAAGTTTACTATCAAAGGTGGACGAGGTGGTGATGGTTGGAATAGAGGTGGTTCATCTGGTAATAATAATGAGGGTGGTTATGGAGCACAAGTTGTAGTTGAATTGAGAAGTGATCAACTGTCATCCTTTAACAATGCTCCTTCACCAGGTTGGAACGTGGTTATTGGTAATGGTACTAATGGCAGAAATGGTGGTACTAATTCTATCAATGCTAACGGTGGTTATGGTGGAGAAGGTTATAATGGTGGACATGGTGGAGGCGGCGGTGCCTGCACAGTATTGAGAAGAGGAACTCAAATCGTCGCTGGTGCTGGCGGTGGTGGAGGCGGTGGTGCTGATGGTCAAGAAAGTGGTGGAGCAAACACCAGTCCTGGACAAGCAGGTGGTGCATATCCTGGTGGTGCTGGTCTCTACACAGGTTTAAGATCATCTTCATCTGGAACTATTGGTGTTGGTTCTGGTGGTACTGGTGGTAGATATGGTTGCGTCGGTGGTGGCGGTGGAGCAGGTGGAGCAGGAGTTTCATCTGGTGGTACAGCAGGCGGCGGTTCTGGTTATGGAGGTGGTGGAGCACCTGGTGGTCCTGGCGGTACACCTGGTGGTTGGGGTGGTCACCAAGGTGGTGTTGGTGGACAACAGGGTGTTTCTGAATATAAAACAACATATTTTTCATCTGGTAACTTGTCATCCCACAGTGCTAAGGATGGTTCTGTAAGACTTGAGATTTCATATAATGCAAATAAGTGGACTGCTGCTGGAGGTGGTGGTGGTGCCGCTGCTGCTTGGATTGGAAATATTGACTGGTCACAGTTAAATAATCCATCATCAGTAAGTGTTACAGTTGGTGCAGGCGGTAGTGGTGGTAGTGCTGGTAGTGGCAACACAGGATCATCTGCGGCGGGTGAAAATGGATATGTCAAGGTTGGTCTCGGAACTATCACTGGATATCAAGGTGGACAAACAACAACCAGTATTGGTGATATTGTTGAATCTGCATCGCAGACCAATACTATTTGGGATGTCTCAATTAATGGTAATGGTACAGGAACTGGTACAGGTGGTAACTTCAAACTACCAACTACACAAGTACCAACAATATTATTCCTAGGTGGTGGTAAATCTAATAATGGTACACCTAGTGCTACTGGTTGGAACCAAACAGGAACAGGACACGCCCAAGGAACTGCGGCAGTTACAGCAGGTCTTGTTACATCTGCAACATTAGATACTACTGCTGGTACTAATACAGGATATACTGAGCAACCATATGTTTACCTATTACATGGTGCAGGTGGTGGATCATTCCTTACAAGTCTATTCTCTAACGTATCTGTAACCTCTATCTCACTATCTGGTAGTGCAGCAGCATATACAAACTTCTTAAAGTTTGGTGGTGCTGGTAGATCTACAAATAGAGATAGATTTGCAGTGTTGAAAGCACAAGACACTACTAACGTTAATTATTTTGGAATTAAAGCATGTAGAGGTAATGGTGTGAATGGTGGTGATGTGCCAGAAGAAGGATTAAGAGTGGAATATCAACCAGCAGGTTCAGCAAACTGGACATTGATTGATATTATTATTAATCCAGTTGCAACTAGAACTGATCCTCTAACTGGTATGATTGTTCCTGCATGTGGTACAGGTCAGGCACATGATGGTACAGCAGGTAATACTTTATGGTACACATATACTGTAGCATTACCAGCAGCAGCAAAAGCAGCAGGCACAAAGATCAGACTATATCAAGAAAGATCTGAGCAAGGTGGTACAGATAATGATGCTGATGTTGACCACTATGGTATTTGTGAGTTCTATTACTTCCAAGAGAAAGCAACACAATTAGTATTTGTTCCTGCTGCTGGTGCTATCAAGAGAAATACTGTTGACTTCCTAGATTATAATGTGCAAGGTGAGACAGGACCAGGTATTACATATAGTTCTGGTATGGGTTGTAGTGATGCCACAATGACATTGAAGAATACAACTAAGATTGAACCACAAGCAACTATTGATCCAGATTATGCTGTGCCTTTGATTACACCTTATATTACTTGTAAGTACTTAATCAAAGCATTCTAAATACTATCGGAGATACACTAGCAACATGGCAAGCGAACCAGTATTACAGGTTGAACTAAATGTTATTGGACAGGAATTATCATATAATGGTATTCCTAAACCAATTCCACAAACATATTGGAAGGACACATTAGTTCCCTTAATGTACCCTACATGGGATACCGATAAAGATAAATTAATTACATTCTATTATTATAGTGATGGCACATACACTGCTAAACGCAGAAAGTATGTCATGAACTTCAAGACTAATACTAACGAATGGAAAGACTATGAGATGGAACAGGTGTCCAGTTCTGTTGCTGACACATTCAAAGAGAAGTTAGTTGAAGGATGGTATGCCATTGATTCTATTGAGAACACAGAGTTTCAAAATGAACTCGGTGCAATGTATGCTAAAGCAAATGCTGTTTCTCCACTATCAGTAAGACTTGCAAGAGATTTTCTATTGACTGAGACTGATTGGGTAATGGTTGGTGACTCTCCACTTGATGCTGATACAAAAGCAATGTATACAACATACAGACAGAAACTAAGAGATATACCTGCAACAGTAGAATTCTCCACTAATGTTGAGGGTACTAAGTTTCCTATCTCACCTGAATTTTATAATAAAATATACAAGACTGAGAATGCAGGCAATGATTACCTAGCAACTGATGATCAGTTCTTGCCATTAGCAGCTCATTACCTTAAGAGATATAAAGATAGAATGGCACATTACTTGCTTACTAAGTCGTGGACTGAGCGAGCATACTTTGATACATTTATTTCTGAATATGAGAATGTCAAGAAAGGTAAGGCATCAGCATTTGATGATATGTACAGCACACAAGAGAAGAAAGATTTCTTAGAGAAACTACTATCCCAGTGCCAAACCGAGATTGATAACTTAGGGAGTTGATTATGATTATACAGGGTAACGATCTATCTGTTTTTGATTTAGTTTCATGTTACGCACAAAGGTATCAGAAGACCTTGGTGCATTTTAATTTGGACAAATATAACAGTTTGTCTACAACTAAGAAAGCAACAGTAACAACATACTACGAATCTATCGTAGATGATTATATTATAGACATCATGAAACAAGGTGGTATTTTTAACACTATTTCATTTGATGAAGAAACTGCTGCAAGCACCTTTGCTGGATCATGGTTTCCTTTAGAATCACAATGTCCAGATGCTGACCATTACATTCATGCCTATGTCGTGGATTCATATGGTGATATAATTTGGGAGAACAAACCAACTGGCAAATCTAGTTAATGAAATTATTTCCAACTCTTGTAGTTGATGACTTCCTTGATGATCCTGATTATGTTTTAGATTTAGCACTAAACGCAGAGTATAGGGATCCTGGTCATACAAACCATCCTGGCGTTGCTTCTAAGAAGAGAATTCATGAAATAGATCAAAAGTTATTTGATTCTATTCTACAGAAGATCTTCGGATACTATTGGGACTTATACAATCCTGTTAAGTTCATGGTTGACATGGAGTTTCAACGCATTGATAATCCTGGTCAAGGTATCATTCATCTTGACACAGAATTTGGTGCTCTTTGTGCTGGTGTCATCTATTTGAATAAGAATATAGAAAGAGATACAGGAACATCATTCTACAAGTTGGTTGACCCTGATTATAAAGTCAAGAAGGACGAGTTCCTAGAACCTATTGCAAGATACCATGCTGGTGAGCATGTTGAAGATCTTGACAAAATATGTGCAAACCATTATAATATGTTTGAAGAGACGATGAGAGTACAGAATCAGTACAATCGTCTTGTAACATATGCCGCTGATGTATGGCATACTGCCACATCATATGGGGATCAAACACGGTATACACTACGGTTCTTTGTTAACAAATTAGAATCCGAACATCAAGACTATCCATTAAACAGATGAACTTCCAAGCACAAAGCAAACAATCTGGTGATGAATTTGAAATGATAGTAGAACGTGATCTACTATCAAAAGATTATACTATCATCTCTACCAATACTAAAATAGAAGGAATTGGTGTCAATGTTGATTACATTGCAGAGGACATTGATAGTGCTGTTGAGTATGGCGAAGCAAAAGGTGGAAGATCTGGTGGTAACAAGAGACCAGGAGCAGAACGCACTGATAATGTGAAGAAAGCAATCTGTAATGGTGCATTGCTGAAGTTCAAGAACCCTGAGTGTAAATATGTGGTATACTTTTCAGCACCACCAAAAGCAGGATCGTCGTCAGAAGAAATGATTAACACAGCACTAGAAGCAGGATATGTTGATGAGGTCAGGTATCTTGAGTATGATGAGCAAAAGAAAGACACATATGTTGATCATGTAGTAGGTGATACACAATATCCTCCCGCATTTAAACGTGAAAGTGCGTTGAGTGAGTGACACTTTAATAACTGTCACAAGGGGGTTGCAACAACCCCTTTTTTCATGTATATTGTTAGAGTACACAACAGGATCACAATGACTAACGATTTGGTTACTCAACTTCAACAGGATGTACAGTATGCTACCGAGACCCTTGGTTGCACACTTGATGAGGCAGATGAACTCATCGCAGCATCTGAGAATTTGGGTCTGAATGTGCAGTATTTTGTAGAAGAATTTATTCTTGGTGGTATGGAGTATCACGACAAAGCACATCTAAATATCAATGATTTCAATGACTTTCATGGAATCCAACTCGTAGAGGAGCAAATTGAAGATGAATATTATTCTTGAACGCTTCCCATATCGTTATGTTGAGTGTGGCACACTTGAAATCAACGGTAAACCAGACTATCGTATTCAGAAGTTTAATGAATACACTAGGCGATACAATGACATGTATCTGCTTGATAATGCTATTCAACTAGACTATGCGATAGAAGACTTTGAGTACACTAAATGGTTAGACCCAGAAGGTGTGCCCTGTTATATCAGAGATCATGTTTTCAACCAAACTTCTTAAACTTGCTGTTGATCGTTCCTTAGGTAAACCAACTAAGAACCAAGGAGAACTGTTTGAGGAACTGTACAGTGCGTACATGTCTGACTCAAATAGTTCTTCTATGCGTGAACAGATCACAGCAGCAGTAGCAGGGTGTAAGACAATTCCTGGTAAATTGGGTCGTGATGCCATTGATATCAATGGTATTGAGAAAGAAATCAAACCAAAGAACTACACTGGCAAAAGAACAAATGGTGGTGGGTGTTTTAATGATTACACACGTAAGAGATACCAAAGAGATCTAAGTGTTAATCTTCCTATCATCTGTTCTCTTTTTGCTGATGGTATGTTAATATATGTCGTAGAGTTCAAGTTTGAATCTATTGCACATAGGTTAGATGAACAAATCACACGCATATGTGAGGAACAGGGCAACAGATATGTTCGCTCTTGTTCTTGGACTTACTCTAACTGGATTGATGATCCAGATTTGAAGATCCACTACATAAACAAGAATCTACTCAAAGAACATGCTCATTATGGTGAGGGTGTTGTTGTAGGTCCTTTCTATAAAAAACTATTGTCGTTATAGTCATGCCAGTTTACAGAGATTACGAAATTCGGATCAATCTTAATGAATTGATTGAGAAGAGAGTGCCATGTTGTGATCTATTGCACCCTGATCATTGCTTCTCAGCGGATCAGATATCGCAGATAGCACATGATATCAACATGGATCTAGATTTACACGCAGTGTATCATCAAATTGATGATCATATTCTGCGATACGTTCAAGCAGCAGGCATTGACAATAAAGATCATTGGGTTGAGAAGAATCTAAAAGACCTTGAGGACTAATTATGGCATCTAAAGATCAAAGAACTGTTGATAAACAAGAGACACCACGTGAGAAGTGGGATCGTGCTAAGAGTTTATTCTTAGAATCACTGCATAAACCAGACGCAGACTTGCGTGGTTGTGCTCATAATCAAGGTTGTTATGATGAACTCATGCAAATCCGTGATGATATCATCCATCTAGTAGAGAAGATGATCAACCCTGTTCCGCAAGTTGAGGAAACTATACCAGGTAAATTACCTGATGAACCACCAAAGATTGACTCATATGTGGAGTCAAAATCATACGAATACGCTGCTGATATCACATTGGCAGATATCAGGAGATTTCAGAGAGGTACATCACTTTAATGGATAAATCTTTACCATTTCACACTGGTCAACGTGTAAAAGTTAATAATGATGTCGGATATATTACTTTCGTTGACACTCTATACTTTACATTATGCGTAAAAGAATGGGAAGATAAAGATACACTACATGGATGGGCACAGGTCAACGTCGTAGTTCCAAATAATATATGGAATGAGGTTGAAATTCTATGACACCTGTGCCAGTTTATAAACCTCCACACTCTAGGGTGCCAAAGACTCGCTGTGCATTACAATATAAGAGTAAAGCACAGGAGACACCACCATGGCAATCGGACTCGCCCCCGCAACCACTCAAGTAGAGAAGTATACTCGTACATTGTGTGAGGTAATTCGTCAAGACTTTATCAGGGAGGGCATTCAACGTCATAAGCGTGACCATTTCTTTGCTGTAAATGCAGGTGATGACTTTGGTGCAGAATATCACCAGAGTTGCATTCAAGACTTGCAAGATGGGATCATTGATGAACAATGGATCTATGAAGCAGGTCGTAAGTATTATAAGATTATCCACATTTGTGATAGTCAGCACTGTCAACAACGCAGTGTCCATGCATTTGTAGACAAGAAAACTGGTGATGTGTACAAACCAGCAGGTTGGAAATCTCCTGCTAAGTATGTGCGTTTCAACCTAATTGATGAAGTTTCTCGTGAAGAATGCTATTCTAGGTGTGACTGGGCAGGTGGTTACCTGTACCTGTGACACCTGTCGTAGTGTCCACTAATTGACCATGGGGCACTGCGGTGCCCTATAATTACAAGGTAATCAAGGGAACACCCCATGCAACTGACCAACTCTGTCTGTATCGTTGACTTCTTCCCCGAAGCATACATCGCTGAAGCATGTGATGTCAAGGGTGTCAAGACTGTTGTCAAGCGTTTCGTGAAGCGTGTGACCTTCCCTTGTGACTATGGTAAGGATCAGGTCTCTTATTCTACCATCACTGCACTGACCTTTGCTCATGAGGTCAGTGAGCGTCTGGCAAGCGGTGCTGACGTAACTGGTTTCAACACTGACAAGTGTCCTGACAGTTACAGCGGATTCGCATGTGCTTGCTGATTAAATACTATTACATTATTATCCTAAAATGAAGAATCTTCCTGCTCTTACAAAACTCAAGAAACAAGTTGCTGCACCTATGATTGTACAGCATGTCAAAGAGTTGCTCGCACCTCTTGACTTGCAGGACAGTAAGCAGTATACTATCAAGGTAAAGACAAATGCCGAACCATTCTCTGATGAAGAGAAGAAGTTTTGGCGATATCAAGGATTCTTCACTCTAGAGTTCTGCAAGGCACTTGAAGACGTTCTACCATCCGAACTATCCTTCGTGTCTTACAACCACCTTACAAACGATCTCACGGTAGTTAGACGATGAGTAAAGATCCTATTAACAAGAAAAGACAACGAGAACTGATTGAACTGATGGAAATCATGGAGGATACTGTAGAGTATTTCTGTGATAAACATATGGTATCAGGTGAGGTAGCATGGACTATGGTTGCCTCTCTCGCAGACGCTAAATTGAATCTTTTTGAATCATGAATGAAACTTGGGATGAGTATCTTGCTCCTGATGAGCAGGTACAAACACTACAAGAGCGACGGTCTGGTCTTGTACTATGGGTGCTAGGCAGGTTTCGTCGTTTGTTGGCGGAGAATAGAGTTGATGATGCTCTATACTTCATGGATGAGTGGTTTGAGTGGGTCAACAAAGACACATACATAAACGAGTCCACTTTATTCTTTGACGGAGACGAATTACATGACCTCTACGAACAAAGCAAAGGTTGATGAAGAACTCAAAAAACTCGCATTAGCGTACATACATGCGACTAATGAGGGAGATTCATCACTCGCAGAGAACATTCTGCACAACATTGAGGAACTTAGAAAAATTTATTCTAATCATTGATGCCAAGAACACAGAAGAGTTTAACTAAAAACCTTAGTAAACTCACAACTACCAAGAAGTCTACCAAGAAGTCTGCGGAAAAGCAGGTAAAGACACGGAAGACTCGTATTGATAAGAAACCAGAGTATACTGTTACTAATTCAGTCGCTCGTTGGCAACTATCAAACGGCAATGGTACAATTTATAGTATGCCATGGCATCTTGAACCAAATGACCTGAGCAAGAGTAACAAGGCATGGTTCAGATGTTATGAGGATGCATGTAAACACATCGCTCAAGGAAGACTGAGAGCAGAGGAATACACACTATGGAAACTCAAGCCGTAATACAGGACGATTTCTTACCAATACATGAGTATGCTGTCATCTATGATGCGATGACGAGACCTGACTTTGATTGGTATTACAATAGTTCTACCTTATATGGTATAGATTACAATAATGATCTCAGTGACAGAGGTCAGTTTGTTCATGGTTTCTATACAAATAATAACAGGCAAGTATCACCTCGGTTTCAGTTAATCAAACCAATACTTGATAAATTGGGTGCAACAACTGTTTTCAGAGTGAAAGCAAACTTACAACTGAGAACAGAGTACATAGAACAATCAGGGTGGCATACTGATGGATATGATAATTGTATTACATCCATCTACTATATCAATGATAATGATGGAGTGACGGAACTGGAGGACGGTTCTTTTATTGACAGCGTTGCCAATCGTATGGTATCATTCCCTAGTAGTATGAAACATCAGGGTAGTACCTGCACAAATAGTAAGACAAGAATTGTTATCAACTTTAACTATCATGGCACTGATGTTTGATATTCCAATTTTCAAATACAAGATTGAAAATTGGACTGAGGTGAAAGCAAAACTGTTGGAGCAATTTAAGAACTCCCCATCGGAAACAGTAAGTAACTCACGAATTAGTGGTGGGCAGATACACACAGACTTTTTTAAGTGTATTAAAGAACCAAGAATTCCAGAATACATCATCAAGTCACTGAATTACATAGATCCCTATACTATGAGGTTCTTGGGAGAAATTTCAGAGCACTTGAGTACACCAGACGCAGTTCTCAGACTCGGCAGCGATAACATTGGAGTAACTTCAGCTTGGTTTCAAAAGCAAGAACAGAACATGCTTCATAATATACACAACCATGGTGCCGTTGGATTTAGTTCTGTATGTTATGTAAAATTTGATAAGGATGTTCATTTACCAACTACATTCATCTCACCATTCAACGATTTTCTGGCTGGTAACACCCAATACTACCAACCAGAAGTAGAAGAGGGAGATATCATTTTCTTCCCAAGCACAGTTCAACACTATTCACCACCAAATAGTTCTGATTCCGATAGAATTATCTTCTCATTT